TCGTCGCATTCCGCCGGAGCACAAAGGTTCCCAAGACCAATCAATTGCTTCTGCTAAAAATTCAGGTGGTGTCCTATCGGGTTCACTGTCGTCATCATCTTCACGCTCTACAGAGAAGCCATGTCGCAATACAGTAGACAAATGATATATGCGGGCAAAAGCTTCTAGTTGAGTAGGTGTTATGTTGTCGTCACCACCCAACGCATGGATGATGCAATCTTGAATGGCGTGTCTTCGAGCCAACATCGTAGGTAGCACATTTAACATAGCGTTTGCCACCGCGAAATCTTCAGGGAAAAGAGCTGCGTTATTATCTGCAATATGAGCATGACCGTTTGTAGTAGTCATGTGTCGTATCCAGGTATTAAAATCAACTCTATTCACTTGAGTAGCTCGCGAGGCGGCAGCATTCAGTCCATTGCGCTCGATGTTATTAGCTCGTTGACGCACAGCTTGTTCGTGTTCTTGGAGTAAGCGGTCTGTAATATCACTGGCAGTTTCCTCGGACGAATCTCTACGTCGTAGTTGTCGTCTAGGTTGTTGGGTAATTATCGATGCCATAGTATTCAGAAGTTGGTCTTGCAATTGGACGAGATCAGAATCAGACAAAGTTGGAGATGATAAAGTAGAATCGGTATCTGAATAGATATCTTCGTCTTCTTCTTCACTCGTGCTCTGGTCTGAATCGTCATCCATCTGCGCGGTCACACCACTCACCCAATTTCTCAAATTGTTGCTGTGTTCCATTTTGGCGTCTAGTTTTTGCTTGGCGTAAGCCAAGAATTGATCGTAATTGAGGGAACTAGATCCTTGCTCGAAAATATATGGAGCTGTCGAAATATCGTGTCCGGTGATGGATCGTACTTTGTCTGTGTCCAGAACTTTATGGGCGTTAGACGCAATTTGAATGTTCTTAGCAAACTGAGTTTCGATATCTACTTTGCATTTAATGTCTAAACGCCTGTTAAACGCCTGTGGGTTTGTAAGCGAGGGCATAGCGTAATGCGGTTGATTCGCTGTACAAATAACTACAGGACTTGTAAAAGCAGTTGCTGCTTTACGAGACAGTTCAGCCATATGTAAAGGATAGGAAGCAATATTCGCAGTCTTCATGATTTCAAGAAATTCTAAGTTCGGGTTTCCAGCTTGATCTCGGATGGTTCCTATGTCGTCATAAAT